AACAAGCGCAACAGTTCCTACCTCACCGGTACCGGTGAAGCTTACAGAAGCTGTACCCCAACCACCTTCGCCCCATCCTGTAATGGAGTTCCAGCCTTCAAGGGTTACTACTACGTCCGTCACAGACGTAGCCTACTTAGGCGATGCGAAGGATAGCAGTCGAAGCAGCGGCAGCAGGGAACTGGATGGTGAAGTTACCAGCCGTGGAGGTCTTATCACCACCAAAGGCCAGAACCGCAACAGCCTTGTTGCTCTGCGTAGCGTTATAGATCAACGCGCCATTCGCCGTAATCGTCGCGCTCGGGAAGGTCAAATCATCGAAGTCGATGAAAGCCGTCGTGCCAGACGAAGTGGGAACCTGCGAGATCGTCAACGTCAAACCGCCCGCCGGGTAGTTCGTGCCAGACGAGGAAACCTCATCTGTCGTGCTATACGCCGTTGTAGCAGCGCCCAACGTAGCCGACGAAGTGAACAGCGCCAGCTTAAACACATCCGCAGCAGCCGATGCACGGATTACGCCGGTACCAAAATTGTGAATGCCGTCAAGGATCTCAACCTTGAACGACGTTGCCATTGCCTGAGTAATAGCCATTATAGGTCTCCAATTAAATGTGCAATTTCCGAATAACCCTGTTTATCTAGCTTTTTGCAAATCTCCTTACGCTCAATCTCTTGTGCTTCGGTAAGGTACTTCACAAGCCAATAGTGCAGGGCTTCTTTCGTATCAACGCTGAGAATACGGTTGGCCGCACGCTCTGCGATCTCATCTACAGTATGCCCGCGATGATCCGTGGTCTGTACAAACACCTGACCGACTTCTACGTTTCCACTAAACATCAAGTCACCGGAATCCTAACTTGTCCAGAACGATACGCATCCTGACGATCCAAGCCATCGCCAAGACGTTTGAGGAGTCCCAACGACTCCTGATATTTCTGCTCGTAGTAGGTCATCATGTCCTGCTCACCCTTCAAGTAGGTGTACGCTTCGCGCAACGACCCGTAGAGCAAAACAGACTCGAAATTATCTCCGAGCCACGACGTATTTACGTTGACGATAGACGCCGGATAGTAATAGTAGTGCAGTTCAGCCGTGTATGCTTGATCAGGAGTCGGCCCAAGAATCATGGTGGCGTCGTCCCAAATTGCGTAGTACTTAGGCTTACCCGTGCTGTTCGGGGGAGGATACGCAGCACGGATGTAGTTCACATCTTTATTCAGCAGGTACTCGTACTCGCCCGTAGTCGGATCAATTACCGCTAACGAAAACGTCGATAGCCAATCCGAGGGCAACTGGAAGTACGGAAACGTATTTGTCATCGTCCCCGTGACATTCTTTCGGATAGCAGGAATCTGAACGGAGTTGTAAATCCGCTCTTCAGCAAGCTGCACAAAATTCGGGATATTCGCCACGAAGGAGGTCTCCGTGGACTGACAGTAGTCCTGAATTGATTGTGAAAGCTGCGTGTAGTTCATTAACTCCAGCCTGCTCGTACTTTGCCGTTGTACTGCAAATTAATCTGCGAGACGAACTTCTTACCCTTAGTGGCAGCGCCAGCACCCTTCATATCCATGTGCGTAACGCCCTTGTTGACATCCTTTTCGGGATAGCCATTCTCACCAGTCGAGTCCGTATTCGGCTTGATCTTGCCGGGATTCAGTTCTTTCATGGCACTTACCTCGGGCCAGAAGACTTACGCACCGGGCTGCGCTGGTTCATCACTTTCGCCATGCCACGACCGTACTTCTTCATCTCGCTGTTGGTCTTACCGCCAGCACGCATACCGTGAGCTTTACTCGCCGGGAGCGAAGCGTGCTTTCTCAAAGCTTTCATTGCATCACCATTCTTCATCTCAATCTCCTAGGTCGTAACGACCGTCACCGTTCCTACTTCACCGAACGGCGCTAAATCATTAGGCGTCAGTCCGGCATCATCCGCTCTGGCCCCGCCCACGGGTGCCCAGCCCCATTGTATCTGACGGCTACCATTGGCACCGTCATTACCGACCGCAAAATAACTCGTGTCCGGTCTTGGGTTCCGTAGAGCCTGTGGGTCGTCCACAGGATACAGACCAAGAGACAACTGGGGTTGGTCAGGCTCCCAGCACTCCGGACAGACCAAGATATTTACATTCTTGGTCTTCACCACAATCGACTTCAACTGGCGCAGTTTGTATTGAAAACCACACCGGTCGCACATCGCGATGGAATGTTTGCCACTTGCGAACCTGTTTGGCATTAGTAGCCACCCAAGAAGCTCTCACGTGGGACAAACCGCACCGCCGCCTTTTCCCGGTCTTCACCCGCCGCCAAATCCCAAGCCTCGTCGTATTGGGCTTTCAGAACTTGCGTGCGAGCTTCCGCACCGGGAATCTTCATCGACAGCATATAGGCCAGACCCGCCACCATGCAGGGCAAGAAACGGAACGGAATATCCTGTCCGTTTACGCCCGTACCGGGGTCAAACATCCGACGCAAACGGGTGTAGTACAGAATCCAAGTCGTACTGTTGTCGGGTTTCGGCCACACCGTAAACTGCGGATAGACCACGACGTTATCCGCGCCGGTTGCACCCGTACGCCGATTGATCCAAATCTGAATCGGGCGACCCGTCGCATTCTTGTTCGGGATCGACACGTAGGTGCTAGACGAGATACGACTGATATTGATGTCCTGCTGATTTTGCCCAGACCCCGTGCGGATCACGTGGTCAAGCAGGTCAACCGTATCTACCGGCAAGTCATACGTTCCTTGATTGTAGGTCAGCGTCTTGGTGCCTTCCTCTAGCGTCCAGAGGTTGATGCCTCGGTTTGACCAATCCATCAGAAGCAGGGCAAGACTACGCTTCGACGTACGGAAGTCATAACCCGTACGCAGTTCAGCACCGCAACGCTCAAACGCCTCTTCGATGATCGTGTTGAGGTCGAGGTTGAAGTCTGTCGTAGCTGTAGTCTTGTCTACCATTACTTCCTCGCTGTCACTATGTCGTCACCCTTGGTGACGGTGACATGATCGCCCTCAACGTCAACTCGCATCGGCTGTTCCTTGCGGTCCAACTTATCAAGTTTGGCAATGAGGTCTTTGATGACATCAAACTCAGGCTTGGCTTCCTTCTCCGTCGCACCGGCAATGTTTGCCAGCATAGAGATCAAAGCGGTCAGAGACGCGCCCAGCAAGCCCATGACAGCAGCGATTTTCTCGTTGTCCAACTGAAGGCTAGAGACGACCCCGATCACCACAATAAACGTGATGTAGAAAAGGCCGTATTTGCCGATAGATTTACCAGCAACATCCTTTGCAGACGACTCACCTTCAATCCGCTTGGCCTCTGCCATAGCGTCAAGACGAGCCTTAAGAAAATCTCCAAGCGTCATCTTACTTACCTAGTTTCCTAAGCGTTTGCGCCAAGCGAGCGCGTTGGCCCATCTTACCGGGCTTCTTAGCCGCAGCAGCGAGTTTCTTGGCCGGGATTTTCTCGCCAGCCTTAACGCCCATAGCCGAACGCAGAGCGCCCGGCTTCTTGATAGCGTCCTTGATCCAACCGCCTTTCTTAAACACACCACGCCCTTTGAGGACATCGGCACGAGTTACTTTGCCATCGTTGTTCAAATCCGGAAAATCTTTAGCCATGTTTATTTACCTTTTTGACGATACGCACGGGTTTTTTGCGAGATGCCTTTGGGCTGGGCGACGAACTGCTTGCCTTGGGCTTTGCCTTTTCGCTTGGCGGCAGTGGTTCGGGCGTACTCAGCAGGGCTGAGAGCTTTGATCGCAGCCTCTGGTAGATATCTTTCACCCGTATCAGAAGATCGTTTACCACTTTTTGTTCTCCACTTTTGGGCAGTCCAAGCCTTTAACGATTGCTGCGGAGCTTTCATGACTTATACCCGCCGCCCTTCTCTTTGTATCGCTTGGCTAGAAGCTGCGCCTTACGCGCCGACCACTGTCCTGCGGCAGTACCTTGTGTTGCTGAAGCCTTGATCGACTCGAACAACTTTTTACGCATACCGGGCTTGGTGTAGTTACCGGCTTGGTTGACCTTGCTCTCACCACCTTCCTTGAAGGTACGAATCGGCTTACCCGTACCGATCACAGGCTTTTTATCCCCGCGCCGTTTGGCACGGGGGATTTTCTTCGGACTAATCGCGCCCATGCCTCGGGAGGCCATCATACGAACTTGCCTCGGGTCTTACCTTTCTTAGCGATGCCGTCACCACGGCAGCAAGAGTCCATCTTTCCGCCAGTACGTGCTGTACGTACGTTACGGGTAAAGTGCTTGATGGACTTTTCTCGGTTTTTCTCGTTGATTTCAGCCCGTTTCTTCTTGGCCTCGTAGTACTTCTTAACGAGATCCTTGCTCTCTGCATCACGGCGTTTCTGCTCGTTCTGCTTTTTACGCTCTTCAACTTGAGCCATCTCGTCAGCAAACTCTTCCTGAGCAGCGCCGGGGCCAATGATGATCTCCTCGATCTCACCGCCCTCTGCATACTTCTTAGCACGAGGTTTCGGAGCTTTAGGCATACGTGGCATCTTGATAGACGAAGCCCCAAAGCGGGGCATCTTCTTCTTGAACATACCAGCCGTGTATTTGGGGATTCGCATGGACGCCATGATTACACCATCTTGCAGCGGGTTCGACCCTTCTTGGCGATACCATCAGCACGCTTAGAAACGTTGCCACCCATCGAGTAGGTAACACCGCCCTTGGCGTACTTCTTAACGTCGCCACCGTGCTTCATGCCCTCAGACTTACGAACTTTGTCAAGATTCGCCAATCTACGAGCCGCTTCTACACGGTCAACGCCCATATTCTTCATGACGCCTTCTTCACGACGGCGACCAAAGATGTCACTAAAAGCACGTAAAGGAGCGGTAACACGTTCGCCATAGCTGCTAGTTGGGTCATCATAACGGCCAGAACCAACCCGAGCCGAACCCGGTTTACTGCCGCGACCGCCTGAACGGGCACCGCTAGAAGTTGGCATCTCAACCTTGGTCTCAGTCTTAGTTACACGACCAGCCGGGGTATCCGACTTTTCGTAATTCTCGATGAACTCTTTAGTGCTCATTTTGCGGGTTCCACGCGACTTCTCGCGCAGTTCCTTGAGCAAGCGAAGGTTAGCTTCAGCCGAACGATCCTTCCTATTCTTATAGGCTTCCGGATCAAGTCTGCGAATCTCAGCGCCGACCTTTCCGTACTTCTCTTCGTCGGTCATGCCGCCTTCGGCCATCTTCTTGATTTTGCCGCCATGCTTCATGCCAATAGTGTCGGCTTCCGGACTCTTCTGGAAGTTCTCATAAGCCTCGCGCATCTTCTTAGCCATGTCTTGATCTTTGACGGCTTGAATAGCGGCAGCCTGCTTTTGAGTCGCAGCCTGACCACGAGGACTGGTCGGACCATACGATCCGCGAGTTTTTGGACCACTGCTCATTTGCAAACTCCGCCCATCATCATGCGAACAATCTTGCCTTTGGTCTTGCCCTTCGTAGCAACGCCATCAGCGCCCTTGCGATAAGAACCGCCTGACTTAGCCATACCGCCTTTTTTCATGCCAGCAACTTCTTTTTCCGGCATTTCATACGGTTCAGTTCTAGATTGGCCGTAACGGGGGTTTCTCGCTGGCATCCCACGCTGGGAACCTTTTTCGGCTGCCTTTGCACCTTTACCAGCCATAGCTCCGCCAATACTATATTTCTTAACCATTGCACGACCTACTTTATCGGCGGTGCGGTTCTTCATGGCACGACCGGCTTTATCAGCCTTACCTTTGCCAAATTTCATTTCGATTTACTCCTAAATTTGCGGCCTTTATCGGCCATAAAGTTACGCTGTGCTTTAGACTTGCTTGGCATTGTGATTCACTAGTCGGTCTATCTTCTGCTCCAACCGATCAAGCCGGTCAAGGAGCATCTGGGCATCGGCTCGTACTTCCGCACGGGTAACATGTTCACGAGCCACTTCTTCGCGGGTTCTGTTGAGGAGAATCCCCAACCGTTGAAGTTCAGCGAACTTCTCTTTCACAACAAAACCCAAAACGGCCACGATTCCCGTAAGAACCATGTTCCATACCAACATTTCCATTTCAGCAGTTCCATGCTCTGAGGGACTTGTTGATACGACTGTTGGGATCATTGGCCGTCTTCGCGCTTGTCAGCTTCTTTTTCATTCCAGACATTCTTGCGCAGAACGATTTCTTACGGGCACCACCTTCAGGCTGCGGGCGTTTTAGACCCGGTTTGCCGGGGTTGGCTGCGTTATACGACGCCCGCCCCTTAGCATTTAAACCGCCTTTTGGGTTCTTCCCTTCTTTACGCTGCCAAGCCGGGGTTTTAGCCATAGATCACCATCGTCGAGACTACGGCTGACGGGACGATATAAATACTGGTCTGAAACAACAGACCTTCGCCCGGCATCAGGATGTAGTCAGGACTGGTTGAAGACGCCAGCGTATTTACGACAATTTTGGTTGGGCCACTAGCGCCACCATCACGAAACGTAACCGTACCGGCACCTTCGTCAGGAACAATATAGATAGCCTTGACGCGAGAACGTCCAATTACGAGGCTATTTTGATCCAGCATGTCACCAGCAGAAGTGGCGACTTTACTGGCTAAGACATCTGTTTGCATTGCCATCTCACTCTCCTGTAATAGGTAAAGGGGGCGTTAGCCCCCCTACGAAA